GCGAAGTACGGTGTGAACAACTGGCGCAAGATCGACACGCGCAGTCACCTGAACCATGCGCTCATTCACGTATTCGCATACCTGGCTGGCGACAAATCGGAAGACCACCTGGAGCACGCTTTCTGTCGCATGATGTTCGCCGTAGCAATGGAAGGAGGCTAGCCTTGTCGCCGTGACCCTACAAACAGATGACCCGCGCCTTCTGAGTCTCGACACTGAGATGATTCAGGAGGCATGGGCAGGAATAAGGCGAGACTGCGCAGGGTTTATCAAGGCGTTTGTGAAGATTCACAACGAAGACACGGGAGAACCAATGCTATTCGCCTTGTGGCCCGAGCAAGAGAGAGTTCTGAAGGAAGTACACGAGCACCGACTCAATGTCATATTGAAAGCCAGGCAGCTAGGATTCACATGGCTGTGCCTGGCTTATTGTTTGTGGCGAATGCTGTGTCGCGCCGGCCTGCGAACGGCGGCTGTGTCGCGCACGGAGTCGGAGGCAAAAGAACTAGTCGATAGGGTTGTGCTCATGCTGCGCCATCTGCCGCAGTGGATGGTCACGTACGGCAAACCATCCGACAAAGGCGTCACGTGGGAAAGCACGTCCCTGGAAGTGAAGGTTCACCATCCCAACGGCGAGGATTCGAGGTTCCAGGCATATCCCGCCGGGCCTGAAAGCGCACGTTCATACACCGCATCGGTCCTGCTCCTTGATGAGTGGGCGGCGCAGGAATATGCGAAAGCCATCTGGACTGCTGCGTTCCCCACCATCAACCGTCCGACAGGCGGCAAGGTTATTGGGTTATCGACGGCGAAGCGCGGCACCTTCCATGAAGAAGTGTGGAACGGAGCCGTCACAGGGGATAACGGGTTTCACCCTATATTCGTGCCGTGGCATGCAGACCCAAGACGCGATAGCGGGTGGTATGAAGCCACCAAGAAGGCGCTTCCTCACGCATACCGGTCAGAGTATCCCGCTACGCCCGAAGAAGCATTCTCCGTGGGCGAGGGTGCCGCGTTCTCGGAATGGGATGAGAGAATCCACGTCCCGTTCGATAGGGACTGGTATCCGCCGTCTGGGTGGAAGATATATCGCGCCTATGACTCAGGATACGCAACTCGCGCAGCCTGTCTGTGGATTGCGGTTGACAACGATGGCAGGGCCATTGTCTACCGCGAATACTACCCAACACAAGTGACCGACCCCGAGCAAGCCAAGAAGATCAAAGAACTTTCCAAAGCGCCCGATGGTTCGGATGAGGTCATTGCCTACACGGTCTGCGATCCGGCTTGTAAACAAAAGAAGAGCGCGACCGGCATTGACACAATCGAGACATTCGCGAAACTCGGAGTGCCGATGATACCGGGAGACAACTCGCGACAACTCGGCTGGCGCAAGATGCACGAATGGCTGAAACCATATCAGGGCGCAGACGGGCAGACAACGGCCCGTCTTTTGTTTACCAAGGCGTGTGTCAACTCAAGGCGCACTATTCCTTCGTTGCTGGTGGACAAGTCGAATCCCGAAGACGTGGATTCCGATGGCGAAGACCACTGCGCTGACGCCTTACGCTACTTCCTTATGTCACGCCCTTCTGCCCCTATATCCGAAGCGGAGAAGAATCGACGCAGACGCAGGCAGCAGCAGGCCAGCAGACCTATCAACAAATGGACTGGATACTAGACGAAAGGGGGTGTCTGATGATTGGGAATTGACCCTAGTTTGATGGCGGCAATGACGGGGCAACCAGGCATGGGGATGCCAGGAATGCCTATGCTGCCGCAACCGATGGCTGAAGAGGAATACATCGTCACCCCCGATGGCGCAGAAGAGGATGAACCGAAATACGCCGACCCGGAAGCGCGATTAAGCGAACTGTTGTCCCTCTTCAAAGCGTCCGAGGATTTCCGCAGGCAGTATGACGAACAGGCGCTTGACTGGTACAAGCTGTTTGTCGGGCACGTGGAAGAGCTAGGAGAGGACAGGGCCGGGCGGTCGAACCTTCACATTCCCGCAACGTACGAAATGCTCGACACTCTCAGGGCAAGGCTGTTCAAGGCGTTCTTCGGTACGCGTCCATATATCGACTTCAAACCGCGTCCGCAGAGCACGCAAGACTTGCAGTCAATCGAGATGGACGCGAAGAAAGCCAAACTCGCCGCCGCATTGCTGGACGAGCAGCTCGAGAAGAACGGTATTCAGGTGAAGTGGTACAACTGGATAACCTCACTGCTGAACTTCCCTGCCGCAGTGTTCGGCGTTGGCTGGCGGTATGAGACACGGAAGGTCAGGCGTAGGAAACAGGTCAAGCGCACGGTGGTTGAACGGCAACTCAGTCCCGACGGCGCAGGCGTGACAATGGTTCCGGTCGAGCAGTTGGTGGACGGACAGTTCCAAGAGGTTGTCGAAGACGCGATTGTGTGGGATGACAACGAGATCGTTCACATCGACTACTTCGACTTCTGGCCCGACCCGATGGGGCACGACATTGATTCTTGCCGGTATGTGTGGCACCGCGTCTATAAGACGAAACCAGACATCGAGAGGGAGCTTGCTGTCCTCGAAAACGCAGGCGGCGGGAAGGTTTACAACATCGACTGGGAGGAGCTTCGCGGCGTCTCCGGCGACATCATGTCGGCGCAATCGGAGCGAATGAGTTCCATTGGTTACATGCAGCCGACCTCCGACCCCGACTTCGGGGATGAGCATACCGACAGGTTGGCATACCACGAAGTGCTCCACTACTGGGAGAATAACCGGCACGCCATCGTTATTGACAGGAAAACCGTCGCCTATGACGGTCCGAACCCCTACTGGCGGCACGGCAAGAAACCCTTCGCGGTCAAGTCGTTCGACCCGCTGCCGGGACAGTTCTACGGCATGTCGGCAGTACAGGTAATTGAACACCTCCAGGCCGAATTGAACACCCTGCGAAACCAGAGGGTGGACAACGTGGCATTCGTGCTGAACCGCATGTGGGGAGTGCTGCGGAGTTCGACCCTGGAACCGGCGGACCTTGTATCGCGCCCCGGAGCTATCATCCCCATGGATAGACCGGAAGAGGCGTGGGCGATTCCAACTCCCGATGTGACGCAATCCAGCTACCAGGAGGAAGCCATCCTCCGCTCCAACATGGAGAACGCTTTGGGCGTTCCCGCGATTGTCAGGGGCGCGACGCCTGCCAGAAAAGAGACGGCGACCGAAGTCATTACGAAGAACACCAATGCTTCGATTCGATTCGATTCAAAGATAATGATCATCGAAGAGGTGTTCAAGCGACTTGCCTACCTGATGGACTGCAATAATCAGCAGTTCATCGACAAAACCAAGGTGGCGCGTCAATACGGTCCCGATGGAGCCGAACAATGGGCAGAAATTACCCCCGACTCGGTTATCGGCGAGTGGGACTACATTCCCGCAGGTTCTTCCATCGACCCTGCCGCAAACCGCGACATTCGCAGAGAACAATTGGCCCAACTGGTTATGACCGCGATTCAGACGCAGAACCCGTATCTGGACGTGTACGAACTTACGAAGCAGTGGGTAGATTCGTTCGAGATTCGCGGGTTGGCGACTGCGCTGAAGACCAAAGAACAGATACAGCAGGAGCAGATGCAGATGCAGTATCAGCAGATGCTCATGATGGCTCAAGCGCAGCAGCAGGCGCAGATGCAGGCCCAACAGCAGCAGATGGCGCAGCAGGCGCAGATGGCTGTAAGCCAAGGGCAGCAAATCCCCCCCGAACTCCTACAGCAAGCCATGGCAGAACAGCAAGCTATGCAGCAGGCAGAGCAGGAAGCCCAGGCAATGGCTCTACCGCAGGGCATTCCTCCACAGGCGATGGCTCGCTACATCGCTTCCGACTTCTAATCCCGACTGAGGATGAGGTGAATATGGCAGCATCCCAAAACACCCTCGGCTTAACGCCGGAGGGCAAACAGCGCATGATTGCGGAACTGGCGATGACTCTAGGCTGGCAGACTCTCGCCGAACACATCGCCAAGAAGATAGACTCCGCATCCACGCAGCTCACAGGCGGCACGAAATTGAGTTTGGAAGAGGTGCGCCTCCTCCAAGGGGAGATACGGGCGCATTCCGAGCTTGTGTCCTACGTGAACACCTGCGTGCAGAAAACGAGAGCAAAAGGAGAATAGCGAATGACAGTTGGCATTTTCGATGATGTGTTCGCCGTAGACGACTCCCCGGAAGAAACCGGACACGAGCTTGAGGCGGCGGACGACGGCCCCGACGAGCAAGAGGGATACCCGTCACAGACAGAGGGAGAAGCGCAGGAATCAACCGGCACCGATACGCAACCTCCGAAACTCTACGCTGGCAAGTACAGGACCGTAGACGAGATGGAGAGAGCGTATCAGGAAGCGCAATCTGCAATGACTCAGCGTTCGCAAGAGGCAGCGGAGTATAGGCGGCAGGTGGAGGAATATAACCAATACCTGCAAGCGCTCAGTTTCCAGCTTGCCCAACAGCAAGTCCTTGCGGCGCAGCAAGCGCAGCAGCAGGCGCAGCCTCCGCAACCGACAATCCCGCAGAAGACGGCAGAAGAGTGGATGACGGAAATGTATGCCGATCCCGTCGCCACCGTCGCCCAGCTTGTCGAACACAGGGCGCAAGAGATTGCGGCTCAGAAAGCGGAGGAGTTGTACAAGCAGAAACTGCCGGAACTCGGAGCCTTCCTGGGTCAGACCATTGGCCCGATTCTACAACAGAACAAGCTGCAGTCGCTCCAGCAGCAGAAGTTCTCCGAGGTCGCAGAGGTGCGCCAGAAGTACCCAGACTTCGATTCCCTGCGCGAAGACATCAAAACCATCATCGAACAAGACCCGCGTCTGGCTCAGATGCCGGGCGGGGTCGAATTCGCGTACAAGCAAGCCAAGTACGACAAGTTCATGTCTCAAGCGCAGAACCAGCAAATGGTCGCCAACAAACAGGCGGCTGGGATGGCCGGTTCTGTGCGTGTACCGCAAAAAACAAAAACCCCCGAAGAGGCGATGGCAGA